CTTCTTAGAATCGATTGCATTGAGCGTTTAAGGTCAATAAAAGCCTTTTCCGTTTGTGTTATTCGCATTCTTGGTGGAATTTGACAGGGATCGAACCGAAGTTCTGTTAGCATCCTTCTACCGAAAACACTAATTTGAAAGAATATTTGGAAAGATTTTCTTTCCCTTTTTAACAAGGGATCAAAATCTATCATATTTACTCTTTCGAGAATTTCCATCAGATTCTTTTCTGTTGGACTTATCATCGGAATTATCTTCTCAATTACAGGTTTCAATCCATTATAAATAGAATTTATAAAGGGTGATTCCTCTAACATGGGTTCAGATTCCTCTGGTGATAAAGAACTAAAGTAAGGGTGATTAAGAAGTAATTTCTTCATATATCTCCCTAACTTACGGTTTAATTCTCATAGTGTTCCATTAATGGCAACAGATCCAACCCTTGAAAATTCTTCAAGAATTGTTTCATCTGTGCTCATTAAGCATAAGTCAGATTTCTCAAGACCCTTATTAAATAAGTTTCTCAACTCATTATAAGAGCCTTGCATAAATCGTGATACTGCGTAGAAAGATTCTACTAAGCTATATGCATAAGTAAGTTGTTTCCTACTTCTGCATGATAGCTTCAGAAAACTTCTAGCTAAATCCACCGAAGTTGTAAAAGATCAAGGGGATCGTCCAGATGCATATAGGTTCATTATTGAACCTAATAGGTATACTGGATTACCAATTGTTTGCAAAATTGCATTCACTGGTACCCCTGATACTTCTATTCCGTTGTGGAACCATCTTTTTGCAAATTCATAGGTCGTGTAAGACTTATGACTTTTGTTTTGAGATATTTCCACACCCATTTTCGTGATTATATCTTTATAGTGTGATGCAATTTGATCATTATTGATCACAATGTCATCACCTAAAAGGATATAGTCACGAGTTGGGAATTGATTTGATAAATAAGCTGCATATTGAACAACCATATGATGGGATATGGTGAACATCGATCAAGATGTTCGACATCCCATTGGTTGTCCAACAGCATATGTTATCATTTCAGTCCCATCTGGTGTCAGGAATGGAATGCCGACCATCGCCTTCGATCAACCTCAAGCATAACGCTTATTATCATTCATCATGATGGATAAGAGTTTTGATTGAATTTTGATCGGAAAACGATCAGTTGCGGCAGCTAGATCCATTGACCAGAATTTATTTCCCTCCTTTTTCCGGAGGAAAGGATTCTGAGTAAATGTTCTATCTTGGGGAAAATTATTTCTCAAGATATTAAATAGCTGATCGCTTAAAGCCTCCAGGATGGTCTGAGTAAAATAGTCAAATATGGCTATTATTCTCATTTTCATCTCAGGGTCTTTAATTACAGATAACCTTCGAGAGATCTTTCCATATTTTAAATTCTCATTTCATGAGGATCTAATCTTTGGATGAATTTCTGAAAGTCATCTGCAAAAATGAGGTGACATGGTCATCATGTACATTGTATGAACTCCAGTGTAGGAGCCAATATCAGATAAGGCACTAATAAGTGCATTCCCTGATCTTGGACCTGCTTTTGAAGTTCAATACATGTTACCTTGATCCCATGGCATCTGGTCGACAGTAAGGTTGAATTCTTTACAAAACAATCTCATAAAAGAAGAAGGGATTGAGAAATCCTTTTCTCCTCTATAGGGATCTGTTATTGTAGAGAGATCAATCTTACCATCACATGAAAAAGAGCGTGAGATTGACATTAATGTCAACGCGAATTGGATAGACTGTGAATCTCCAGAATCAATCAGATCCTTTAGGAAATGAATCGATTTTGGAAATCCAGTCTTATCGATACCAACTACTTCAGGGAGAACCTTTATTGGATCTCCTGATAAGTAGCGGGTTACCAGATTTCTTAAAAGTTTTATTC